TTATCTTATCACTCCCAACCCTACACCCATCTATATTAATCCCGCCTGTTCCCCATTTTAAAACATTCTCCGCAATTGTGCAATTTAAAGGTTTGCGGGCTAATATTATCGGCTCCCAAGCGGGTTTTAAAGCAGAACCCCAACCGTCCCATTGTTTGGCTTCTGGTGTTGCTGGTGATGTGATATTTGATTTACCCATTATTTTTCCATTATTACCAGCTTGAAATGATTGTGCAGTTTTCCTCGATTTACTCCCGTCTGCATAAATTATATCACCAACAACCTCTCTCTCCACACCCTTCATTTTATCAATTGCCTTACTTATATTATGAGACTTAGGAAATCCCTGCGAATAAAGCCAACCGAGGCAATCCCTTATCTCCCAGCCTGCATCCTCTATATAACATGTTAATCTATGGAATGTCCTGGTTCCACCAAAGGCTAACATATGAGCACCAGGCTTTGCAACTCTCAAAGCTTCATCCCAAAAGTGTTTACCTGGTATTCCGTGGTCCCATTCTTTACCCATAAATGATAATCCGTATGGAGGGTCTGTTATAATACTATCAATTGAATTCTCCGGTATCTTCTTCATTACTTCAAGACAATTGCCATTAATAATTTGTATCATATTATTTTATTTGAATTTTTTTATTTAAATAATATGAGTGCTGGTAATAAAATTATAAATAAAAAATTATTACCATTAATAATCCGCTCATAACCAGTTATAACCAAAACCGAAAAACTGCAAATATCATGATCAAAATCAAAAATTGACCTGAAAAAAATAAAAGACCTACCCCTCCCCGATCCACTCCCCCCAAGCAAAAATTTTTACTCTGTTATAAATAAATATAGAACAACGCGCGTGCGGGGCTATTTTCTTACATATAGTGAGGATATTGGTCGTGTATTATAAAGGACATTAATGAACAAAAACATACATTGATGAACAACTTTTACTTTTATTACTGCCATGCATATTTCTAATATATACTCCCACGCAGTCCTATAAATATCTTCCCAAAAATATATTATTATGATTAAGAACTCACGAGAAGGAATACGATTAATCAGATTTGATATGGAACAAGATCTCCATGAGATTTTGGTCCGATGTCAGACAATATTACGGAGAGATAAGGAAGATGCCTCTCTCAATGATGCGTTGAGGATTAAGCTAACGGGAACTTATCCTTTGTATTTTAAGAACAGGGGCGGGATAGAGGGGGATTATGAGGAGCCTCAACATATGCCTTTTAATACCAGAATAAGGATGAAGCCATGCCTCGTATTGGATCCTGAAGTAGAGGCGAGAAGGAAGCCACTCCCTAATGATACCATTACTCATACACCGCCTGAAGAGAGAGAGGAGTTGCCGCCTGAAGTTGTGAGAGAGATAGACAATGGAGTGAGTAAAGATAATGAAGAAAGGTTTTATATCAAGAAGGAAGTCCCGATCAAAGAACAGCGGGAAGAGAAGAGAGAAGAGGAAGAAGATCAGCCGGTGATGATTGGTGGATTGATTATGCCTAAGCCGCCGGTGCCATATGAAGGTCCTGTGTCTAAACGATATAAATTAAGGGATGATAAGTGATGAGTGAATGTAAGTTATGCGGGAAGAAAAACCCTAAGAATAGTATGGTATTTTGCTCAAATGATTGTTTTCATAAATACCAGAGAATACCAAAACCAATACCAGTATTTGTGCCGGAAGTTATCGAAGTATGCCCCGTATGTGGAGAGAAAACCCCTCATACATATCATAACCCGAATTATGATACTCATATATGGTGCGAATTTGGATGTGGACATTTTTTCCCGCCTAAAAAGAAGGATATTGTCAAGTTTTTAAAAGATAGATGGGAAGCAGGGATAAGGGATCCGAAATGAAAAAACTAACCCCCCAGTCAAGTAAGAAAAATGATGAAGTATCAACTCCCGAATGCGCTGTTATCCCGCTTTTGCCCTATATAAACCCCGAATGGACAATATATGAAGCCGCCTATGGTAAGGGGATCTTAGCCTCTCATTTTATCAAACGCGGTTTTAAGGTTATCGGTGAAGGAAGGGACTTCCTCAAAGACTATATGGATGAGCCGTTTGATTGTATTATCACAAATCCCCCTTACTCGTTGAAATTTGAATTTCTCAGGACGTGTTATGATTACGGGAAGCCTTTTGCCATGTTATTACCTCTCACGGCGCTCGAAGGAACGAACAGGCAAAAACTCTTTAAAGAACACGGGATATCGTTGATCATACCCGATAAACGGATTAATTTTATAAATAGTGAATATAAAAGTGGATCGTATTTTATGAGTGCGTGGTATTGTTATAAATTACCAATACCCCAGCAGATAAATTTTGTGGAGATGAAAAAATGACCCTATATTGTCGTCAGTGTAACTCAGAGATAACAAACCCCCGGTCAAAAATTTTTTGTTCAAAAGAGTGTTATAAAAAATATAATACGGAGAACTACGGGAAGAACAGGAAAAAGAACGGAGAATTGAGCAACATTACTCTTCCCGAAGTAAAAATTGAAGCAACTGATTTTGATGAGTTGCCTTTGGGAAAGATAAAAATTAAATTTTTAGAATTAAAAATAGAAAATTCCAAATTAAAAGATGAGAAAAAGAAATTAGAGGATGTATTGAGCTCAATTAACGAATTGCTCAACCCTCATAAGAAATTTTATGGGGCTCTTACTCCTCAGGATGTGAAGCGGTTTGTTCATCCAGACCAGCAACCACCCAGCCCTGAAAAAGATATAAACCAGCCAGTGGTTTATGACGAGCCGCGGCGGTTTGTGCGAGAGGACGGATCAATCACCGAAACAAAAACAATCTCGCGGGAAGAACTGAACAGACACATTAATCCCGTTTTAACCGATAAATTAATAAATCAACAGGTATAATATGTATAAACTCTCGATGTGAGAGGTAGGGCTGGGTTTGGTCGGGCGTGGTTCGGTTAGGTCGGGTATGGTTTGGTATGGTTTGGTATGGATAAACGGATCAACCCCGTTTTAACTTGAATGTGTGTGTTTTTTTATTATAATCAAACTCTATATCAAAATGTTTGCTCACCAGATTCGGTATATTACCAGAGAATGATAAATATTTTTTCATTTTACGTTTAATCTCTTTATTTTCAATTTCCCTTAATTTAAATGGTTTATTTCCAAAATTCTCCATAACGAAATCGATAATCTCCTTACTTGTTTTACCATTGGGTGATCCTACTCGTGGCATTTATATTTTCACCCGGAACTTTTTTCTTAAATCTCCCTGTTTTCGGTCAACCATTTTCCGGGACATGTTTTTTATAATAAAAGCGTCATATATCGGGTTCGGGATAGAGTGTTTGAAAATGACATACTTCCAGAAAAGTTTTTTCATTTGTGGATCGCGGATCTCATCTATATAAAAATCCCGGTCTCCGATATTTGATTTGATATATTGTAGTAAATTATCCCTCGTGTCATTGCGGATCTTCATTTTTCCCTCAAATTTTCAGTTTATATTTTATATAGGGTGTTATCCTCTCACCGTTCGATCTTTTGCATAAGTAGGTTTTTTCTTTATGGTTTTTTTCAAAACATTTTTCAATATGATTCGGGTGTGAGTATTTTATCACGACATATTTGTTAAATAATTTTTTAATACGGGGATCGGTTATTTCATCCCGGTCAAACTCTTTTTCCCCGAAGTGAGTTTTTATATACTCGATCAGCTCGTTTTTAATATTCATACAATTTTTCATTTAGACCTCTTTTTGAGCTTCTTTTCCATTTTCACGAGTTCAGTATAATAATTCGGGAACTCTCTCAGGTGGTCGCGGGCAATCTTCTCAGCTACCTTTTTCGATCTGGTATGTTCCATCTCGATCTTTTTTCCGATTTCAAGTTGTCGTTTATTACACATTTAAAAAACCTCACTGGATGCGTTGAGCCGATTTTCTCCACCCATATACGATAATCCCGAATATCGTTGCCACCGGCACATAGGTATGTATCATAGCGTCAAGG